CTCTTTATATACAAAATAGCTCCTGTTATCCCTGCATCGTCCATATAAGGCGCACCCTGAGTAGCCTCTACAACAGTTTCAGGGCTGCCAGTCCCTATGATTAGGGCTTGGTTTGTTATTGTCTGCGTCCATGAGCGCATTTGCACCGACTGCGTATCGTCTGCCTCAACTATCGGTCTATCAGTAGGCGGCTGTATGACTCTAGTTACCACGTTGGCCACCCCTCATATTCGCTTCGAGCTTTATCATTGTCGGATCTACTGCGTCAGACATAGTAAATTCAAAGATTGCATAACGTGGAAACCTGCCAAGCCGATACCAGATTGAGCGCTTAAAATATTCACCGATTGCGCCAAAGGTGCGAGTTAATGAGTTATTAAATATGTGCGCGTCTTTAGATGTTCTTAGCCTAATGGACGGGTTTTTTACGTTTAAATCGCCCGAGCCTGAATTCATTGTTACCTCAAGCTGAGTGATAGCGATTGCATGACCTAAGTCAGCGATGGGCTGAAAGCTAGCAACTCTAATAATGGGCTGGCCATATTCTGTATAAGTATCAACTTCAACGCTTCCTATAGTGCCGCCTTGACTGTCCCCACATATAACACGGTTGTAAGCAGTGCCAATTGAATTGACGCGCCAACGGACATTCTCAGTTAAGCCTTTGGTGTTGATAATTTGAGACTTGCGTTCATTCCACTTAGCCGTTACAACATTAAATTCAAAGGTTCTAGTTGGGAATGAGAAGCCCACAAAGTAAGCGCCCTTTTGAGCGTATGAGTAAACAAAAGCATTCTCTATTTGCTCTTGTGTGAAACGCTGTAATGCTGAGTCGATAGCAGTTGTCGATACTTTTTGAGCAGAATTACCCACCATAGACCAGATAGCAGGGCTTTCATTAGTGCCGCCACCTATCCACATAAAACTTTCGGCTGTGCTTATCATGCTGAACTTAGCAAAACAACCTTTGTTCAGGTAAAACCCTGTGCGCTGGAAATTGCCGCCAACGTTTTGAAATTCTTCTATTGTTTCACTACCTGCAATGTATAGCTTATTCCTATAGACATGAGGGGCAACAATAATATCCGGGTCGCTCTCAGCGCTAAACACTGCCAACGCATCCCAAGACAGACCGTTATTTGCATCTGAGCGTATAAACTTTTTACTGTCAGTTGTAACAATAAAAAATGAGTCGATAAAAACAACTAATTGAGGTACGCCGTTAGCCGTAAAGCTTGGGTCTGTAATCTGCACAAATGGCGTCCCGCTTGTCTCGTCAATAATGTAAGCATTGCCGCCGGGTATCAGTACCATTAACTGAGTACCATTGTCTGCCGTTGAAACTCTCGTATCGCCTGCAATTGTACCGAGTGATACAGTACTGAATGTTTCCACTCCTTCCGCATCAACTACACTATCAAGCCTAACCAAGTCCTCGCCATTCAACAGATAGGGCTTACCAGCTTTAACGTGCAAGCCCCGGTTAACCTGATTGATGTCGCCAGTTGTCGCTAGTTGTGACATGCCAGCGCAACCAAATAGATTGCCAGCACTTAACGCACCCTCTGTTTGTGGCAGATTAACATACCAGTTCGAGCACTGCTGAGCGCTCAAAGGCAACGAGTCAGAAACATAAAACCCGTTTGATATTGGGATGTTAACGCGGGGCATCTATCGAGCCTCTACTATATAGTAGCTGTCCACTTCTGCTGTGACATCGTTTGTCGCTGCGACATTTGCAACCTGCAACTTTATATAGTCATTTTGGTCTAATGTTGTGTTGATATTGATATTAAAAAAGGCAACGTCTCGGCCTCCTTGAAAGCTGTTAACTTCTCTAGTTTGGTCGAGAACAGTAACAAATGAAGATGCCGAATCATCCCACCTTGTAACTCTCAAGGCTATATCGTCACCGGGCGTACCGTCAATTAAAAAATCGGCTATTACTTTGAACTCTCTTGGCGTATTACCTAAATGCCTTAACTGTCCATCTGCGGGGTTGTCAAAGTGCTGCAAGTCAGCAGACGTCCATAACGTAGCAGCAATATCTACAAAGACATTGGGCGTTGTTATTGTTGTCAGTAACTCTGTGGTGACTCCAATAGAGCCGCCTTCAAAAGTGTTAGGCATTCCATTGTTATTAGACCACGCGCTAACCAAATCGGACTGTGTTATGTTGGGTGTGATGTTCGCATCTTCTGAGTCAAAAACACCGTCGCGAGTAATGATAACGCCTTCCATTTGTAGCGTAGACGGATTAACAAAGTTAGCTGGCGCAAAGTCAAAAAATGACGCGCTTGCTGGTAAGTCTATATTCATGTTAGACCGGAAGCGTGAAGCCATGCTGAAGCCTGCCCCAGCTTTAAATAATGAGTAAGCCCCGTCTGTCATATTTCTTACTATTGCCGTATCAATAAAATAACCGCCTAGCCATGTTCCCGTTAAAGTTAATTCAGGCTGACCGCCGAACCTACCAGAGCCAACTTCCAAACCTTGCCTGTAACCTGATATCTCACCAAGAGAGGTGCAATCATTATAATTAATACGGGCAAACTCAAAGGCATTAAACCCTGTTGCGTCTGTCAAGTCGTAAACTTGTGAGCCTGAGCCTGTGACCTCTATGGCATAATCTTTACCTAGTAGATTGCCAGACCCTCCCGCTGGAGACGTGAACATTGCATAGTTAATAGCGCTTGAAGTAAGTTTAGACACATCAAAATTGTATCCAGCTAAGTTCAATCCGCCCGCGGGGATTAGTATTGTTTGGCTTCCCATGTCCACAATGCCGTCAATAAAATATTCCTTTGTACTATCTAGCACCCCCGCCAAGTCTGCCGCTTCAGTAACCACAATACGATTAGATAAGCCTGTTGCCGGGTCAACTGTATTGGTTATCGTGATAACGTCAGCGTTCTTTGCTAGTGACATACCAGAGCCAGCAACAAGAGAGGCGATAACAGGCTGTGAGGCTGTTAAGTCACGGGTTAACGATGCGCCTGTTGCATCCTGTGAGACATTCCACTTTATAGATACGCCATTCTGAGCGCTAACCTGTGCGGTAATGCCTGCGCCTGATTCAATATTGCGTATATTATTAAAGCCTACCGTGGGCTGTTGTAATACGGGCGCACCTGTAGGACTTCCGGCTTGCTGAATAGTGCCAAAGCCATTAACTGAATTATAAATATCAGAATAGGAGAAATTAACGTTGGTCAAGCCACGCAGCCCGGTGATTAAATCGCCAGACGTGAAGCCTGCAACTGTAGGTAATTGACTTTCGCGCTTACTCGCCACTGGATGCTTCCTCTAAAAGAATTGAGCCGCCCTGCTCTGTTGTGAGCTCATCTTCTGGGCAGGGGTAGAAGTGACTAGAATTGAATGTATTATCATATTCATTGCCCGAGCCAATCGGTAAGGTGCAAGGAAGCGCTGTAGGCTGGATAAATACAGAAAGGTTGCGCATTGCCGCCTTGCCTTCTTTCGCGTTGATAGCGAGCGTCCCAGCAACAGGAATATCATAAGAAGTCGTTAAGCGTAGAGCCAGATTGAATATCAAGCCCTCGACTGCGCCAAGTGGAATGGTTATCGCGTCAGAGGCGTTTGCTACCTGAGTATATCCAAGAGAGATACCTTCAGCGTCAAACGTTGACATCATGCGATTCATATAACGAACGGCCGTTGCAAAATCAACGGCTTGAATGTCTTGCTCAGATGCCGCCACAAGTATTTCTTGCATCGTGTCATCTATCACGCTTTTTGCAGTTTCCACTATTTAGCCTTTTTAGCTGGGGCTTTCTTCGGTGTGTTCTTTGTCCAGCCTATCGACAAGGCATAAGCAAGAGAGGTGTCATTTACAATTACTTTTGTGCCGTCTTTCTTGTAAAGAGTGTTCATTTGATGCGCTCCGTTAATAGCCTTAATAGCAGCCCCTCAATGAAGGGCTACGATAAGGTTACTAGCTAGGGAGTGCCAAAGCCTTGACCAGCGAAGAATGGATTCATTACGCCGTATGCTGGGCGGAAATCCACACGTATCTGGTTTTTGTTTTGCAAGAAAGACGAATCTTTAGTAACTCGGAATTGCAAACCATCCTCAGTAGTTGCAACGGTATCAGTCGCCTGAAGCTTCTGAATAGGCACAGAAGCACAAGTAAAGGCTTGTTTATGCCAGAACAAATTAGGCTGAATGATAGTACTTGCCGCACCGCCAAGAGTGATAATGTCACTTGCTGCAATTGCAGAATCAACGGTATTGTATTGGCCGTTAGCCTCAAATATTGCTGGGCCAGTTAACGTCAAGTTACCTGCGCCTGAACCGTCCAATGTAACCGTTTCAGTTACAGTAGCAGTCCAAACAACAATCGCGCCAGTCTCATCAATCATCGGCTGACGAGTTGATAAGTTCAGACGGTTGCGGCCAGTAATGGTCACAGTTTCACCAGCCGCCACAACTAAGTTAGCTTGGAAAGCTGTTACACCGACAACCTGAGTCATAGTGTCTTTAGCTGCTAAGTAAGTTGCAACTGGAGTCCCTACAACAGTCCCGGCTCGGTCTGCACCTGTGCCAGTTGTGTAGTTAGCTAGCGTAGTTGCACTCATTACTTTCATACCAGCAAAGTTACTTGTAATGGTTGCGCGTTCGTTAGCTGTCATTGTGCCAGTTTCGCCACCTAGTGAGCGTTGGTCGCTTGCTAGCTTGCGTTGTGTAAACGGGTTAACCGCTGCACACCAATTGCCGTCTTTAGGTACGCCAGTAGCGTCCATAATTGACCCCATACCTGCAACGTCATCCCAAGTCTCGATGGCGGTTCCAACAGTACCCGAAAGTAAAGCTGTATTTTCCATCATAAACTTAGCGTAGTCAGTCTCGAAGTCAGTAGCGATGCGAGTAGCCATAGGTGCAAGCAATTGATCTAGCTGGTTCATTTTCAGAGCTTCGTCAGCTTCGTTATAATCAACAAACACTGTAAAGTAGTCTTGAACTGTAGCCGTTGCCTTACCAGTTATGATGCTTGATTCAGTTTCACCTGAAACATCCCCTTCAGGGGTTCGTACTGAAACATAATCAGTAGGGCGCTTAATGTCGATATTCTCACCAGTTGACGGGTTGAATTTCCCGGCAAAAAGCTGCGTATCTACGTTTTTAGTGATGACTCGTTCAGATTGGAATTTATCCAAGAATGAGTCCATGATTTTTCTGGAAAAGTTACTGTCAAAATTATTAGCCATGAGTGGCTCCTTTATTCATATTTAGTCCCTCGCAAGTTCTTGTATTTACCTGCTTCAGGGTCTGCGCCATTACCAGTTAATCTTTCTGCTGGTGCAGGGGCGTTAGTTTTTTTCGGTTTTAACGCGCTAGCTTTAGATTTGATACCATCCAAAAAAGAACCGACTTGATACGGCGACATGCTGGCTAGTTGATAACCCTCTTGCGGATTCGCCGCTAAGTGCTTAGTTATCAATGGGCCATCTGAGTCAGCCAATATGTGCATGACCAAATCATCCGATAGTCCGTAACCTGCGACCGCGTTACCCGCTGCCTGCAATTCTTCTTGTTTAATACCTAATTCAACTGCTTTGCTGGTGTAATCCTGCATAGACTTGTTGATTTGTTCTTGCTTCGCTTGCGCTGCTTGTTGTTGGGTAAGTTGCTGCTGGGCTAAATAAGCTTGGTTCTGTGCGTTATAATTAGCGTTGGCAATTATTGCCTCATCACGAACTTTAACTTTGGCTTCGTAGTCATCGTCAAAGGCATCCGGCATTGGCGGAATATTGCCCGCTTGCGCCTTCAGCTTCTCTCGCTCTGCCTGCTCAAAGGCTGCTAGTTTTTCGCGCTCCAATTTTAGGTCACGCTCTAACTGCTTCTTCTCGCCGTACTGCTTATTAAACGCTTCATTAGCTTTCTGTTTTGCCAACTCAACTTCATCAACTTGTACATCTGATTCAGCTTGTACTTGCTCCCCTGTTTCCGATTCAGGGATAGAATCATTTGTTTCGACGGGTGCGGTTATTTCTTCTACGTACTCATCGTTTTGCGGAATGTCACTCATGTATAAAGACCTTTTAGGCATAGGCTTTGACAGCCGGAGCAGCTATTGAAAGGTTAGCCGTTGACCTTGTTGCATATTTTAACATTATGATTTATGCTCTGATATATGGGCGATTTGCCTATAGCCTTAAAGAGGAATTAAAGTGTTATGGAAAGTATTATTTTTAATTATATCGGCTACGGCCTTATTTTTTGTGCTGCGCTTTGTGTCGCTACTCCTATTCTGGTGTATCTTGTCAGTTTTGTTGTGGGAGTTGTTTGGGATATCGTTGATGAGGGGGATTCTAAGTCGCCTGACCTCCTTAAAAAAGTAATGCCTTTTTTATTTAGTGATGGCGTTAGGGAGTGGCGGGGTAAGTGGGTTGTTGGGGTTTGGTTTGGGCTTGGACGTACAA